GCTGCGATCGGTGCGATAGGATCTTCTGAAAATATCACCGGTAGTGCTGCTAAGCTGACTACGGCGCGCACTATTGCATCCACTGGAGATGGCACATGGTCGGTAAGCTTTGACGGGTCTGCTAACGCTACGGGGGCGATGACCCTAGCATCCGTAGGAACGGCCGGTACGTATGGGAGCGTTACCACGGATGCAAAAGGGCGGGTTACCGCAGGGTCAGTGTCTACCCCCATCGCTAATGGGGGCACGGGAGGGGCTAGCAAGCTGACCGCAGGCGCCAACCTCGGCGTTTCGGCGGTGGGGACCAATACCACAGAGCTTGCGCAGTCCGCTATGGTTCAAGCGGAGATCGCTAACAAGAGACCGTGGACGAACTTCAGCACGGTGCTTACCGCTACAACCGGCACTTATACCGCGGCGTCTGCCACTATGAAGTATATGGTCGCTTTCGGTATTTGCTATTTTCAAGCTGTCATCACCGTAACTACCAAGGGGACGGGTGCCGTACCGATCATCACCTTGCCATTTACCGCCCTGGCCCCAGCTCTGTCTATGCCAATACCAGCCGTAGAGAACTTGGTCAATGGGAAGTCCGGAGTCATGCGTTTGAATTCAGCGGGTACAGCTGGTTCCGTGATCGCATACGACAACACCGATCTTATTACCGCAAACGGCTGTGTCGTCTACATAAACGGCTCGTACCCAATCGCTTAAAGAAGGCGCATCAAATGACGACTTATAACACTGGCAACCCTATAGGCTCTACCGCCGTAAAAGATCTCTACGACAACGCGCAAAACCTGGATGTCGCGGTAAATGACCCCGTGCAAACCAGCTGGATTGACCGCGGACCTTCCGGCGTGCCGCGTGTTCGCTATACCTGGCATGGCATTGAGAAAATGGTCGATGATTTTCTGTTAGCGTTCGGGTACCAGTACATCGGTGAATACGAAGCAGGTCTGACTTTCACTTCGCGCAATCAGTACACAGTACGCGACGGTATCGCGTATAAACCTGCTACCGACGCGGTGCTACCACTGACCCTAACCGGAACTTGGGCGACTGATCAGCCACAGTTGTTTGCTTTTAACGCAGACGCTATCTTACGCTCCGAGCTAAGTGACCCTGCAGTGGGCGCCAGTATTATTGCAGGCGCGTCACAAACTGCGAGAAGCGTTGCGGCCCTTAAGGCTCTGCCAACTATCGGCGCCTCAAGATTCGCGCAGACCTCTAGTTTTTACGAAGACATCCCAGGCGGCGGCGCGTTTTATTACGTACCCTTGGTGACCACGGGTCTCGTAGCGGACGATTGGTCTGTAATCGAGGCTGACGACGGGGGCCTGTGGGTTCTCAACCACAATGGCACCGTCGGTGTGGCACAGGCCGGGGGTAAGCCAGGTGGCGTTGAAGACGCTACGCAAGCGCTAAGTAATATCGCGGCTAAAGGCCTAAACATAAACCTCGGTCAGGCGGCATGGCTTGTACGTGACGCGATCACCCTTGCGACGTCCGGTCAGCGTGTAGAGGGGGTCGGAAAGTACCGTTCTGTAATTAAGGTCGACTCTACGTTCAACCTTTCCGCAACGGGCGTCTTTGTATCCGCCGCGTCGGGTATCGAGTACGAGAACTTTTCCGTTCTTATGACTCAGCCTGACACCTCAGTATTTGCCAACCTGACCCAGTATCCACCAGCTATTAGCGGGCTTAACATTCCCGGCCAGCGCGCCAAATCCCTGATCGTTTCCGGCGCTATCGTTGGTTTCGATTGGCGCGACAACGTCGGTCAGTCCACGGCTGAAGACATCACCATGGCCGCGTTCTCTAAAGGCTTTTGGTTGGACGGCGCTATTGATAGTGTCCGTTTCGACAAGTGCCACCTGTGGCCCGCGTACCTGACTACCAATCAAACCTTGATCATGACTCAAGCGGGGGGTGCGACAGGTTGGAACGTCGGTCGTTGCGACGATCTTCACGTAACCGATTGCCTCACGTACTGCGCTACCCCGTTCAACTTTTTTAGCGGCGTTCGTGCTAACCCTGGATCGTGCTTCGGTACTATCACGAGTTGCGACCTCGACGGGTTCGGCGGGATTACTATGAGCGCGGGCTCTATTTCTGTGATCGGGGGCTTCCAATCTGCGGGCCAAGTTAGTACCCCGAAACTTAATATCTCAGGGGGGAATCTTTCCTATACAGGGGTGCAGTTCCAGGTAGGCGCGAATTTCCCTGCGGCTTTATTCTCCGCATGGATGACTTTGTCAGGTTCCGCAGTCGTATCGATGACCAGCTGCCAGGTTTACAAGCCGAATGACGCGTGCCTGTTTATCCTCTCAGCGGGTAAGCTGCTACTAACAGGGAACAATTTTATCTATCAGCCTGACGCTGGATTCGTTCAGCCGATAATCTCCGCACCAGCAGGAACCGTTATCGCAATCGGCAATGAATTGTCGACACTCGGGGCTACCGGCACTCAATTATTCTTCGTGGCCTCCGTCGACGGGCCGCACGTAGTCACTAAAAATCACCTATACGGTGCTCAGATATCGGCGCCTTCCGGCATCGGATACTACAGCGACAATATCCAAGGGTTGATTAACAAGGATATCTACAATGAGCTGGTTATCGGGGGAGCTAGAACTAAAACGTCCACCGTTACCGCTAACGGGTCCGGTGTAGCTACCTGGGCGCACGGGATCGCCGCAGGTAATCTCAAGGTCTTGCACGTTACGGCTATGTATAAAGGGGCCTCGACGGAGGCGGTAGGGATACCGGCAGTGTCGGTCGATGGAACAAACGTTACCGCCAGTGCCGCAGGCGCTGCGGGAGCCAAGGTGCGAATCGCTATAACTTACATCGAAACGTCGGACGCTGCGTGGTGAGCCAAATACTCGCGGAAGTAAACGCGGGGGCCAACGAGCGTCTTGATGCGATTATCAGGACGCTCGAACTGACCTCCCCCGGGTGGACCGAGTCTGTTTTCATCTGCACCGGTTTTGACGACGTGACTGCCGTTGATGAATCCGGGCGCACTATAACGTTCATCGCCGCGAACATAGACATCGCCCTGGCCGCGAAGAACAACAAGGGAAATCAAACCTTGGCCTTCGCCGTGGATAACACCACGGGCGAGGTGTCTAGGCGTATCGACCAAGCTATTGCGGCGAACGCCCGGGTTACCGCGATCTATCGTACGTATCTGAACACGAACCTCTCTGCGCCAGCGGAGAAGCCGTATGTCTTGACGGTGCTAGGAGGAACGCTGCAAGGGCAGGAAGCCCAGTTGGAGACTGGGTATTTCAATCTGATCGGTGTAGCGTGGCCGAGAGCGTTGTACACTGTGAACTACGCTCCCGCGCTCAGGTACATATGATGGATTTTGTGAACAAGTATCTCGGTTGCTCCTACGAGGACGGCGCCCGCGGTCCTGACAAGTATGATTGTTGGGGGCTCTGTAGGCACGTCCGCCATGTTGAACTCGGCAAGCGACTCCTGGCCGAGTACGGCAGCCTGCGCAACACCGATCCTCGCGAGTTCACCCGTGCTTACGAGGAAGAGTCGTCGTGCATGGAGCGTTGCGAGCCTGAGCACGGTGCTATCGCGGCGGTAATGATAGGGCGTATCTGTACCCACGTCGCCCTGGTTATCGACTCCCCCGACGGCTTACGCATTCTGGAGATCAACCCGGCGCGCGGCCCTCGTTGCCTGCCTTTGAATAAGTGGCTGCGAGACCACTCTACCGTGACCTTCCATCGAGACCGCCCATGATTGAAGTTTACGCGAGCCGCCTTTCGGACGACGGGAAGGAAACTTACAAGATCCGCAAACCACAGATGGTCGCTGAGTGGTTATACCGTCACGGGATCTCTCGACGCACGCCGCTGGATAAGCTGGCAATTAGCCTTTACGTGAATGACGAAAGGCTGCTACCGCGCCAATGGCTGACCAAGCTGATTACCGCAGAGGATCACGTAGAGATCTACCGTGAGCCGAAAGGCACAGACCCCTTCTCGATTACCTTCGCGCTGATCGCCGGCGCTAAGGCGGTGCTCGGCTTGCTGATGCCGAAGCTGCCAGGGGTTAACCAGCAGTCGAGCCAACAAGGCAAATCGCTCGACCAGTCCAGTAGTAAGGGCAACAAGGTAAAGATTAACGACGTGCGTCCTGAGCTTTTCGGGTACAACCCGCAGCGCTACCCAGACTACCTAGTGCCACCACGTAGCTACTTTGCCGCACCACGCGAGATCCGCACAGAAATGTGCCTGGCCGTGGGGCAAGGTTCGTACCAGATAAACGTTAATGAGATCAAGACCGGCGAAACGCCATTGACTTCACTGGGTAGCGATGCATTGTTCTCCGTGTACGGACCAGGTGCCGACCTGTCCGCCAATGCTGCCCATTATTTCTGGTATACGGCGCCAGAGGTTGGCGCGAGTAATACCGGGGCGTCCGGCCTTGAACTGACTGTTAGCACCGGCGGCTTGACTTCTAGCGTAACCTCTTCGGTTATGAACTTCGCCGGTGATACCGTAACGCTTCCGGGCGGCGCGGGTACGTTCCCCGCAGACTGGACAGTAGGGCTGATTATTAACCCTGCGGCCCCCTACAACTTCACCGTAGCGGACGGCACCGGCACCGGCGGGCGCGATGTTATCTCAGGACCAATCGCCCAGTTCAATTTCATCGTTGGAGATCAGATACAGATCACTGGGCAGAACCAAGGGTTCTACACGGTCACCGCTGTTAGCCCGACCACGCTGGAGCTGGACTATGACGGCGGGGCACCAGGCACAGGCTTGGTAACCGGTCCAGTCGTTATGGCGATGTCTTACCGCGGATTCCGTTTCCGAATACTCGCGATAACCTCTACGACCATGCAGGTTAAGCGTATCCGCGCGGACGGGACCGACGACAACTCTTGGCCTGGTTGGGACGCGCTATCGTCAAACACTGCGCAGATCCTGCTCGATAGCTCGAACCTCACAGCGGGATACCGCGGACCTTTCCCTGCCTGCCCTATCGGCCAGTTGGTAGCGGCTATTGAGGTCGATATCTTTTACCCGAGCGGGATCGTGTTCCTGGACGCGAAAGGAAATTACCAACAGCTAGTTGCGTATCAGTCATGGGAATACCGAGACATGGCCTTGGGAGGCGCGTGGACCGTTACCGAGATATCCGCGACAGATAATACTCTTGATGCGCAAGGGTATACCTACCGCATTAATTTGCCGTACCCGATGCGCCCCGAAGTTCGCATGAAGAAAATCTTCGTCAACCAAGGGAGTGGGGACCCGGATAAAGAGCAGAACGACACCATGATGTGGAAGGCGCTGAAGGGTCTGATGATCTACTCGTCGCCTACGTCTTATGCCGGCATGACTGTGCTTACTTGCGACATCCGTGGCGGCGACAGGATTTCCTCGCAAAGCGAAAGCCTGATTAACTTGGCGTGTACTAGAATCCTGCCTGTGCTTCGCGGCGGAGTATGGCAAGCCCCTCAACCCACGCGGGAGATCTCCGCGGCGGTCGGCCATATCATCCGTAACGTCGGGTATAACGACGTTACAGACATCGACCTAGCAGAGCTTAACCGGCTTGAGGCCACCCGATGGACGCCACGAGGGGATACCTACGATCGCATTGTCAACGACTCGAAGACGGTTAAGTCGAACTTGATCGACGCTTTGCAAGCCGGGTTTTCTGAGCTGACGATCGACCGCGGGCTGTTGGTGCCGGTGCGCGACGAGCCACGTGGCCCTGCGTTCGACCACGTTTACAACCCTCACATCATGCTCGAACCATTGGCTGACAATTTTGTGATGCCTGATCAGCCGGACGACTTTGATGGTGTGGACGTCGAGTATTACGATCACATCACCCGCCAAGACGAAACAGTAGAATGCCGACTGTCGGGTGATGCAGGCGAAAGGGTAGAGAAGATCCGCGTAGATGGCGTGGGTGTTCGGTACAAGGCTTGGCGCATCGGCATGCGTCGACGCCGCAGCCATATCTACCGCCAGCGCCAGTACAGCTTCAAGACAGAGCTTGACGCGTTGAACAGCGCTTACTTCGACTACGTGGCGCTCGGCGTTGCGACGCCCGGCTATGGGCAAAGCGCCGAGGTCGTAAGCTACTCGCCGCAGCCTTACGCACCAGGTGCCCCGATCACACTGGAAGTGTCGCAACCGCTCGACTGGTCTGTACCAGGGGTTCACAAAGTCGTCGTGCGCCGCCTTGATGGCAGCGCATCCGGGCCCTACACCGCCACGCGTGTTGATGACTACACGTTCACCATTCCAACCCTGGACTTCGTGCCTAACGTGTCGGGCAACATAGACACGCCGCCGATCATCCAGTTCGGGCATGAATCAACGTGGGCCTTTCCCGCATTGATTACGGATGTCTCGCCAAGCGGAACGCGGACCTGCAGCGTGAAGGCTGTCAATTACGATGTGAGGATGTACGCAGACGACGACGCGTTCCCGCCTAGTTAATTGTGCGTGGTATCATGGCCGAAACACATAGGGGTTAGGCCATGCGGGATCAGTGCGAGACTTACGCATACCTTTGGGTTTGCGCTTTGCTAGCCGGGATGAATGGTTACGCCGCCGCCGGCGCCGCGATAGGTTGTTGCTTCTACCTGGCCGCGCCGAAAGCTACCTCGTTTCGGGAACGATTTATGCTTACGCTGTTCTCATGGGGTATGGCCTACGGCGGCGGTGTCTATTTCTATGGTGGCGGTCCGCCATATGACGAGAAAGCGTTGTTCGTATCAGGAGCCATTGGCGCGCTTATCGCGGTCGTATTTACCGCTCTAGGCTATATGGTTGAGAAAGATGGCCCAGTGCCAGAGTGGATTAAGACAATCATCGGTCTCATTCCATTTTTCAAAAGCCGGGGTGGCAACGATGGAGCTTAACGTGATTCTGCTTTGGGTAGAGTGCGTCATCCATTTCGCAACCTTCCTGATTCTTTTCGTCTACAACGGTTCCCACTCACGACAACGCTGGGGCGTCTCTATGCTAGCCGTAGGGCTCGCCGCAGCTAACGTCGGACTCTTTACCCTTATCCTCTTCCATATCGTTAAGCCCGGTCCGGCCATGGTTCATGGCCTGCTGATCATAGCCTTCGGCTGCGTGTTAGGTTTGTTGGTTAGAGCGAAGGGTAACGTGGCTAAGATGATCCCGCCGATTAATCCGAGGTTATTCCTGTGACAGCTATCAGCAAAAACCTCCGTGCGTTCCTCGACATGCTGGCATGGTCCGAGGGCACTTCGACTAGCCGGTATACGAAGAACGACGGCTACGATGTCATTGTCGGGGGGATTGACAGCCCGAACACATTCAGCAGCTATGCGGACCACCCGGGTGTTCTCGTTACCGTGAACCGCAACGGCTTGAAGTCTACCGCCGCCGGCCGCTACCAGTTGCTTCACCGGTACTGGAAGATCTACAAGGATCAATTAGGCCTTAAAGACTTTTCCCCGGCTAGCCAGGACGCGGTAGCTATTCAGCAGATCAAAGAGCGAAGAGCTTTAGCGGATATCGAATCGGGTAAGATTGAATCAGCTATCGAGAAATGCAAAAACATTTGGGCCAGTTTGCCAGGTGCGGGATACGGGCAGAAAGAGCATGGCGTAGCGCCTTTGATCGCTAAGTTCAAAGCTGCCGGCGGAACAGTATCGTGATGCCGGGTTACGGCTACGTCGCTGCGTTCCTGATCGGCGCTGCCGGCTCGTGGTACGTCCAGGGGTTGCGCTGGGACAACGATGCGCAGGCCACCGACTTGGTAACCGCTACAGCTATCAGCGCGAACGTGGACGCAGTGAACCAACACCTAATCGCGTCACGCGCACAGACGGAAGCCATCCGGGCGACGTTCATCGAGTACAAGGCAGGTAAAGAAAATGAGACGAGTGCTCTTGAGCGGGCTGTTGCTGATGGCACTAAGCGGCTGCGGATCAAAGCAACCTGCCCCGCAGCAGTGCCCGCCGATGGAACCGTTCCCGGCGGAACTGTCAGCGGAACCGCAGAGCTTACAGCCGAAGCTGGACGTGCTTATTGGGATCTGCGAAGAGGACTCGACCGGCAGTACGCCGAGTTGCAGTTCTGCCGGTCGGAATTGAGGAAGCGTTCGTCAAACTAGATCGCCGTACATCGCGTCTTCAATACGTTTCTGCGCGATGGCGAAGTATTTTTCGTCGCGCTCGATGCCGATGAACTTTCGGCCGGTGTTCACGGCCGCTACGCCTGTCGAGCCGCTGCCCATGGTGAAATCTAAAACGACCTCGCCGATATTGGAATAGGTCTCTATCAAGTCTGTCAGGAGGTCCACGGGCTTCTGTGTAGGGTGGAAGCCATCGTAATCTTTCTTGTAGGTCAGAATATTTGACTTATATTTTCGCCCTTCGCTGAGGTTGAATCGCCGACTAAATTGCCTGTCTATCTCCTGAAGGTCGGCGTAAGACACGAACCAGTCCTGTTCACCTACTTCGTAAATCTGACATATTTCAGAGTAGGTTTTTTCTGTGCAAAGGCTAAATTGCAAGGAATCGTGACGCATAAAATGACAAGCGCCTTGATGACCCATATCAGTAAATATTTCCTTTTTGCCCCTTCCTATAAAGTCAAAAAGCTTCTTTGTATACTCTCGCAATGGGTTGGAAAATTGCGCGTCATACTTTTTAAAGAATACGAGAACGTCCTCGAAGTAGGAAACAGGTGCTATTTTGGCGATTAAAGCATTAGCAAAATGGTCTTTCACCCAAACCATGCGGTAGCTGAAGGGTATATTATTGTGTGCTTCGGTGACTAGCCGAGATGTGTACGGTTCTTGGCTAAAAAGGATAAGAGCGCCGTTGGTGCGCAGTATCCGGTTACATTCAGCGAAGAAAAGAGCGGGATCTAAAGCATCGTCCCATAAGGTTTTTCCTTTCATACCGTGGTTTATACCGGAGTCCCCTCCTATGCCCTTAACAGTTCCGTAGGGAGGATCGGTCAATACCAGGTCGACTGAGCCGTCCGGGATCTCTTTCATCCGTTCTATGCAATCGCCATGCATAAGATTCATTCGCACCAATACTCCTCTTCCTCAGTTGCATTTTGCGCAGCGGCTGTCGCCTGACAGATAACCTGGGCGTCCTGCGTGAAGTACGCGGCCACTGGCACCTGACCGTTTGCGGTTAGCATGTAGAGCATCGCTAGGATTTTCATACCGGGGTCCAAGGATCTCGCCGATTGGAATGCTCTGCGCAGTATTGGGAATCGGGCAAAGCGCTGTTTGGGCAATCGTTATGGCCGCCGGATGCTGCGCATTGTTTTAGCCCCACGCTAGCTGAAGTTCTGCCGGAGACGATACGAAAAGGCTGTATAAGCAATTGCTCTATTTCAGACGCGCGAGCGATATACGCATCAGCCATTGCTTTTCCCGCGCCGTCTTCCCCTAAACCTTCGTTTTGCATAGTAGTGAGAAAACTGGCAACAGCTAACCGAAGCGTCATAGACTGACCTACGGTTAGCTGAACCCCGTTTATCGTTACGATTGCTTCGATCATCTTCCTTCTCCTGAACTGGTTTAAGTAACGCAAGGATATACAACCTTTCTCTTGTAGTCAACCCTTACTCCGCTTCACTCCTTTTCGCGGCCCGCACCATGCGAGCGCCGAAGAATTCGACTTTCTCAGCGTTGTACTTCATTTGACTTTTCCTCGGAGTGCGCAGGTGGCAGCCTGTAGGTATCGTAGTCGTCCTCAGCTGTAAGAGGGGCGCTGCAAAGGTCGCATTTATCAAGCCTGCGAAGCTGGGCGCCCGTCGCCCATTCCCGCGCGCTGGTACTTACCCCTCCGCAGTGGCGGCACAAGCGGTGAACCGATGGCCAGCTCATTGACCTTTCTCCTCTTCGAACTGGATCAGCATGTCGATGACGTGCTTCGCTTTGCGCAAGTCCTCGACGCCGCCCTTGGCACGGAACCGGCTGATGTACTTGATCGCCGTATGCTGGCAAGCGTCCAAGCCGTTCTTCATCGAGTATTCCATCGGCTGGATAGCCATATCTTTGTAGTGTCCGCCGCCGATCTGAGTGTCTAGCGCTTTCTTAGGTGGCGCGCCGAGCGCGAAGCAATGCTGACAGGTGATGTCGTAGACATCGTGTCTTGGGCAAGGTTGTTTATCGCTCATGTCGGGTATCCTTTAGTTGGTTTGAAGTCGGCCAGGTCTTGCTCCGTAATGGTTCCGCCTACGCCGCCGGGTTCGCGGAAATTCGCGCGATCCTGAAGGAACTGAAGTGCTTCGTCAGTACGGCGCTGCGCAATTCGACACGCCTTTTCGCTTTCGTAAACCCCGGGGCGCCAGCAGCCGTACGCCGAGATGCAGAAGGTTCCGTCTTTCGCTTTTCTGATAGCCATTACGCTGCATCCTCTGTGATTGTTTTGAACCCGCGTTCTTTCATCGCTTCCATCAGCACATCCTGTACCTCGCGTTTGCTGTGCAGCCGCTCCAGTACCAGTTCGTCCACGGTGTCCGCTGCCATGATCATGTGCATGAACACCGGGCGCTTGAACCCGGCCTGCAACTGACGGGTAGGCCCGATGCGTTCAATGAACTGCAGGTAGTTTTCCAGCGACCAGCTATACCCGAAGAACGCCATGATGTTCGTGTGGTACTGCAAACCGTCCACGCCGTGCCCCATCGACGCCGGGTGGCCGAACCAAACGCGTCCCTCGCCTGCTTGAGCACGTTCCAGCCCACCTTTGGCCGACAGGTCAATACCGTCAGGGAAACGCTTCTTGAGGCGTGCCAGGTCGCTCTTGAAGTGGTACGCGGTAAGAACCGGCATACCGGCGGCTTCCTCGATGATCTCTTCGAGTGCGTCCAGCTTCTCGTCGTGGATCTTTTCCCACTGTTCGCCACCTTCCAAGTACGCCGCGCCGTTCGCAATCTGCAGCAGCTTCATCGACTTAGCCGCAGCGTTCAGCGCTTCGATCTGCTGTCCGCCTTCCAGCTCCATGAAGAATTGCTTCTCCATTTGCTTGTACATGACCTTGGCCGATGCCGGCAGCTCCACCATGATGCGGTTGATGATTGGCTCTTCCAGTGCGAACCAGTCAGCGGCGTCGATCGTGATGCACACGTCTTTAAGTGCTGCCTGGATCTCGCCTTGTGCTTGGTCGGTCGCCTCTACCCCAAACCCGGTGTGCGAAGCGCGAAACCAGCGCTGCTTGAAGGCGTCGAACGTTCGGCCAAGGCGATCGCCTTTGTCGACGAACCACATCTGCCCCCACAGATCCTGTAAGCCGTTAGGACTGGGCGTACCGGTCAACAGGATGATGCGCTTGATCTTGGTGTGGGCGACTCGGGCGAGTGCCTTGGCGCGCTGCGTGCCCTGCCGTAAGCGAAACCCTTTCAACTTAGTCGCTTCGTCGGGCACAACTGTTGGAAACGGCCATCTATCCCCAAGGTATTCAATCAACCAAGGGAGCTGTTCGAAGTTCGTTGTATATATGTCGGCTTTGATCCTGAGAGCTGCGATTCGCTCTTTGAGAGAACCCCCTACGAACACTACGCGCAGGTGCTTCAAGTGGTTCCACTTGCGGGCTTCGTTCGTCCAGGTTGTCCGCGCTACTCGCTTCGGGGCGATAACCAGTACGGGGTACACGTCTTCTGTCAGACTCAGGTCTTCTAGCGCCGTCAAGGTGGACGGAGTTTTCCCAGTACCCATGCTAGCCCATATAGCGCAACGCTTTACCCGCTGGATGTGATCGATGATGAGGTGCTGGTACGCGTGCGGTACGAAGTCAATTGCCATTACGCCACGCTCCAATCTTCCAGTGCCAGCACCGGGCTTTTCAGACAGAGGAAGAAAAGCATGTGATCGACCTGCTCTTTGCTGTCCAGCCAAACCACTTCGGCACCCGCAGCACGGCGACGCTCGTGGTCGCGCACCTGGGCTTCGGTAGGCTTTTTGCCGGTCGCTTTCAGCTCAACAAACAACACGCGCCCGCTGAAGGTGATCATCCGATCAGGCACCGAACGACGCTGAGGCGACACAAATTTGTCACAAAGAGCCCCTATTTCCTTACACCGTTTCACCAAATACGCTTCAATGTCTCTTTCCAGCATCACGCGCACTCCTTAAGCAAACCCATCTTTTCGTTGGTCAAGGCGAATTCACCAACGGCCTCTACTGCTGCCGCATCGTAGATCCGTGCGGCTTCCTCGGCGGTCTTGAAGCGTCCGAGGTGAATGTACTTACCGTCCACTTGGATCTGCGCGGTGAACCTGCGTTTACTTTTGCAGTAGTGCACACCTTTGAAGCCGGAAGTGTTGTTGCTCTTTAGCGGGATATTGTATTTGTTGAGGGAGCTGCTAGCTCCGCGCAGGTTTTCGAACCTGTTGTTTTGCCGATTGAGATCTTTGTGGTCGACTTCCTGAGGCGTCTCGCCGGTGTGAAGAAAGTAGGCCAAGCGGTGCGCTAAAAGACGCTTGCCGTTTAGTTGCGTATGGAAATACCCGGCGCTATGCAAACAGTCGATCACATCCCCTACGAGTGCGTTACGACTTCTGCGAACCAAGCGAGTAATCAATCCTGTCTCAGGATCATAGGAGAACAGCGACGCCAAATACTCGCGCGTGAAGCCCTTTAGGGTCGGCGTCATGACTTCACCACAAAGTCGGTAAGGATCTTGGCGTGAGTCTTCCAGTGGCTGCGTGCTTCCCAGTCGCAGCCGGCGGGTTCAAGGTACGCGGCAGGTTTACCGCCGATTGTTTGGCCGCTCGGATGCCGAATGATGTACTGGCCATTGTCCTTCTTGCGGAACAGCTTTTTGCCTTTGAGATGAGCGATCTCTGCCGGCCACTCTTGAAGGCCGGAGAACCTTTCGAAAATGCTCACGGTGTCAGACACAGGCCTTCTCCTTCTTCGCATCGCGGTATGACTTCTGGTAGATCCGCAGGCATTCGACGCAGCGGTAGGACTTGATCCAGCGCTCGCCCTTTAGCTCGGGGTGCTTCGGGCAAAGCCGACCAAAATATACTTGTTCGCGCATCACATTTAACCTATCTAGAAACCGTAGAATCTAGATAGTATCCCTAGATTCGGCTTGTACTCAACCTTTTCTTAACCTTTCCGGTAGCGATACGCTTCGAAGCCGGCTGCAGCGAGCGGTAGGCCTTCTGTCCAGTCGCAACCAGCGGACATCAGTTCGGCCAGGCGCTCATGCGTGTACTCGTCGGTGTCCGGCGCTTCGCTGATGATCTCGTCGTGGACGGTCAGAACGATTTCGTAGCCGGCGGATTCAATCGGCTGCATGGAAGAGGCTAGGACATCGCGGGCGACCCCCTGGCAGATGTTCTCGACGATCTTGCCGCCGTAGGTACGCAGGCGCTCCCACTTCCTTGTGTACTGGTTGACGCCCATATAGGTCAGACCGCCGCCTTCCTCAACGCGTGGCGACGGGTAGCACAGGTACCGACCGGATGGCAGCATGATCCGCAGCCACGCTCCGTCTCGGCGGATCTTGTGCATCCGGTTCGTGTAGGTCTGCCCCGGGTTGTTCACTGCCTGGATGCAGACGAGCTCGAGCTCTTTCCACCAAGAGGCAATGTTAGGATTGGTGGCGCGCCACAGGCGCTTGAAGCTATCGCATACAATGAACGCACGATCGCTCAAGCCGTATTGGCTTTTACCCTGACTGAGCTGCCACTCGAGGAAATCAGCGGCCTCGGCTAGAACGTCAGCAGGGATCGAGTCGTAGGCGCCTTCGGCCATCTGCTCGAGGTCGATCCTGTATGTAAGAGCTCCAGTAAGGTACGCCCCTACACCGCCGGCGTACCCTAGCATGAGCTCTTTTACCTTGCCGATCTGACGCTGGTCTTTTGATACTTGACTCGGGTCGATGCCGAATGCTTTCGCGTAGGCCAGCTTATACATGTCCGCGCCGCGCCCTGCGTCGAACTCCCGGAAAGCGTCGATCTTCCAAGACTCACCGGCCAGCCAGGCGAGTACCCTGTTTTCTATACCTGCCAAGTCGGCTATCACCAGTTTTTTGCCGGGCGGGCAGATGAACACGCCGCGCACAGCGCTGGCACACATTTCCATAACGCTTGTCATACCAAATCCTCTGCGTCGGCGAGCAACGCTTCAATAGCTCGTTCTACTTCGATGTCGCTGAGCGAACTTCTCCTCATGTTCTGCGGTTGAAGAAGACGGCCTGCCCACCGTCCCGTGCGGAGAGCTCCGCAGAACGCAAGAAGGCCGCGCAAGCGGCCGTCTGAGCTAACCCCGTTTAATACGCGCCGGTACTTCGAGACGCTGGTTTTACTGGCCTCGATGCGCACCATGAGCAATTCTTTGAGCTCACGCGGGATGTCTTCATCCTCGAGCACCTTCTCGGCGGTGCTGCCCTTCAGGTCGGCCAGTTGGATGCCGTAGGCCTCGAGGATGTGCTCTAGCATCCTATCGCGCTGGTTGGCGCTTTCTACGGCGCCATCTGTCATGTGCTTTGCCTGGCGCGCTAATTCCTTCTGCGCACGATCTGAGGCGCGGATAGCGGCGTGGGAGAGCTCTAGATCCATTAGCACGCCGCGTTCATTGATACGCTGGTCAAGGTGCCACAACTCCTTTTCGGCCGCCCGGTAATTCCACCGCGGCAGCTTCTTGTAAATCTCGCGCATCGCCTCGATGTCGAGACGCCCGTACTCGCGAAAAGCTTCCCACTCGACTGGATGCGTTAATTTAGTCGCCCGGCGTAGGATCTGATTCTTTGGCCGCGGTTTGCAGAACAACTGGATCAACGCCTTACCGGCTTTGTCCTTAGCTTTGTCCTTAGCAATCCCGAGTATGTCCCCCAGCTTCTCCAAAGCGCCTGGCAGTGAATGCGCCATAGCGCAGACCATCGTATCGAAGACATCCTCTATCGGAATCTCTACCCCAGTTGCATGCAAAATCACTGTTCTGTCGAAAGCAGAGTTGTGGATAACGATCGTATACTTTCCGCTCGCGATCATCTCCATCAGATCCGAAACATCCTCATCCCCATCACGAATAATTACTTCCCCATCGCCGACCGCCCACTGCCACATGATGATCTCGGCGCCTTCTGCGTAACGGTGCGTCCCGTTGTTGATCGGCGTTTCGCAGAAGGTCTCGGTGTCGAGGAAAATGCATTTGTCGAGGTTCATTCTTGCTTGGCCAATTCTATTAGCCGCGCGACTTGGCACTCAAGTTTGTCAAGACGTGCTTTGGTTTTCCCTACCGGCTTATTTTTTAAATCGTCCAGCTGATAGCGCAACTGGACGATTTCCCGATCATGTTCCTCGAGCTTTGCCAAGAGAATGTCGCGGTTACGTTCCTGCCACTTGATGAAACTGTGGGCGACTTCGGCGTCCGTAGAGCCGATAGGCAACATGCCTTTCTCGTCGTGCATCTTGCGGACCAGTTTGTCGACGTGCGTCCAGGTTATTTGTTCTGACATTTCCCTTCTCCTAATTCATGCGCCGGGCGATGCCCTTGATAAGCGCGGTGCGTTCCCAAGATACGTGGCGCGTTATGGTTTTCCATGAGAAACCCTGGCAGCGAAGTTCATAAGCAAAGGCCAGGTCGGCCAAGGGGATCTCAGGCCTCGCCATAACCGTACGCCTTCAAAGCTTCATCTAACCGAGTGGACCACTGGCGCGCTTGGTGTGCTGCTTCAAGCACTTCTTGTAGCAGTTCTCTGCGACGTGCGTGATTCGCTCTGGAAAGTTCGTTATGACATTTGATGCAACCGTTGCTAGGAATGTAACGACGACCTTCTAGCTCAGGATGCTTTGCGCAGATCTGTCCATATTTCGATCTCATTTTCCACCCATGGCCAGCGCCAACCGTTGCGCCGGATCAAGTTCACCGACGTGCACGGGCTGCCGGTATTCGTCGAGGCCGTCGTTGTGGGGGTGGAGTGGTTCGGTCGGATACCATTTGGCCTTGTACTCGGCGATAAAGTCATCGGGAAATTTTGAGATCCAGTGGCAGCTAAAACACTTGAATTGCTTTCCGGTCCATACGGTGCGCGGCATATTCCCGCCGCAGTAACCGTTTCCGCAGTACGGGCGATATTCTTTCTCGCGCATAAGGTTTTCGCGAATGATGCTCATTGATTCAGCTCCTTGACCTTGTCGAGGCAGGCGTTCCACCCATAACTGTATTGGTCCGGATCAAAACCGTCATCGTCAGGCACTTTAGGCGCAGGCAGCACCACCGATACCGGCGCTGGCGGTGCGGCGAACAGCGGCGTATTGCAGTATTCAGTCGGTAAGGCGCTACCGGCGATGTTGCGTGGTAGGTTGTGCAGCATAGGATTGTTCGGCTGCACTTCGCGGGGCGACGCAGCGCATAGCTTCAACTGTTCACCATTGGCCCACGCCACCGGCTCGCACTTCCCCGCTTCCTGAGCGAGAACGGCGCGGGTGTTCCATACCCTGTTGTCGATGACCATGTTGGCCATTGGGCATTTACTGCCAGTGCAGCAGGCGTATTCGTTGTCATATTGCTCGGGCTTGCTCCCACAGAACGGACATGGTTTCAATTCGCTCATGACTTGGCCTCTTCGGGGTTGTTGAGGGCGGCTTCAAGTTTCTGGTGGATATTCGCCAACTGCGTCTTCAGGTTCCACGTTTGGTGGCTCATGTGATGATCGCCGGCCTGTTTCGATACCTCCGACATCAACTCAATCAGCTCCGCATTCCGCCGCTCGGCGTCCGCAAGGCGCTGCTGTAGGTCGGAGGCATCTTCAAACCGGACATAACGCCCGTCGGTGTTTTCGATCTCGTTGCCGGCCTGATGATTGACCGGGAAAATATCGTATCGCTTGATGTTCATTCGATGCCCTCAAAATGCCGCGAAAGAATTGCGCCGAGATCTGACGCCTTTATTTGGATACATTCAGGATCATCACTATCGGCAGGCTCAAGCTCGCAGATATCGCGGATTGATAGCACAACTTTCTGCGCCAGCTCTTCCCGCAAAGCAGCGAGCTGGGATTGGTATTCATCATTTGAGTTGCGCACGACATGCTCGCGAGCCTCAAGACGGCAGACATCCAGTCGAGCCGCGCGCAGATCTCGCGCAAGGTCAGGGTGATCCTCGCCGACGCATGCCGCGATTCGCTCAAGTTCACCGCGCAGCTGGCCATTCACCTCAGTTACTTCACTCATTCCAAAATCTCCAATTGATCAGGCGGTAAACACCCAGTTGTACGTTTCGCGCCGCTTCTGCCGGGACCGCATCAGGCTGTAGGCGGAGCACAGGATTACTGAGGCGAGGAGCCACCACTGCCACCAGGTCATGTCTGCTTCTCCTGCCGTGCGCGATAGGCTTTGTTCCAGCCCTCGATCCACTTGCCGAGAGACCAGGGCGAGTCGTCCTTATCGAACGGATTTTCATCGCGCGTTAGGCCGGCAAGGAACGCCTGGTAGCCAAGCTCAAACGGAGTCATTGCGCACCTCGAACTGAATTGGGCAGTACGGGGAATTGTAGTCCTCGCCGTACAGGTAGACGGACTGGCCTTGCGCAGCTCGCCACGGATGAACCCACTGGACGTAACCGTTAAGAACGATCGGGGTTAACATTCGACACCTCCGCAGGGAGCGAGAACATATCGCCGGTCAGCGGATCGACGATGAAGCCGGATACAACGGTGATGCAGAAGCCAACCCAGTACCAAGGCGTGGTGTGCGAGTCGAGTTCGGTCGTCTTGCCGTCCTCGTACTCGACCTGGTAGGTCTGACCGTCGAAGAACCCGGCCGCTGCGTCCAGCTTGATCTGGTCAGGCGTAGTACCCGTGCGCACACGCTTACCGTCTTCGTCCGTGATGCTGTAGCGCTGGCCGGACGGCTCCGACAGCACGCTGACGTCGGTAATGCGGTCGTTCATCATGGTAGAGCAGCCGGTGAGGCTCATGAGCAGTGCAGCGGCGGTAAGGGTTTTCATTTGGCGGCTTCCTTGAGCTTTAGGATTTCGAAGTCGACGACCAGTTTGTACCTTGGCGCGAAGTATCGAGGAGTATCTGTATGAGGCTCTACTTCTTGCATAACGATTTCCGTAACATCGCATTCAGCACCTGCGGCTACGAGGTCTAGTAGAGCGTTGATCTTGGTGCGAGCCTCTTCGATGTTCATTTCCTTTCTCCCTACTTGATGAACGGATAACGCGATTTGTAGAACTTTGCTGCGTAGAGCGCGGCGGCGGGTTTGTAACCCTTGGCCCGGAGCTTCTTGTAGCACTGGATGCTGAATGCGATGTTCATACTGGGCGGCCCTCGACGTAATCCCAGCACGAAGTACGGAGTTCAAAAGCCATGTGATCTCGTCCCAAATCTTCATGCCATTGCGCCTTAGATCCGTCTGTGTACGCTTCAGTCCAGCAGTAGCAAGGGCCGTTGAAACCGGGTTGAACTAGCAAATCGTTCGCCCATTTTGGCGCTTCTTTCCAATCCGGTTTCATTGGTATCTCCCGACTTCATGCCAGTGGGTCAGTTCATCCAGCAGCTTGTAGGCCTTAGCTTCTGGGACTTGGCGAAAAGCCTCTTCACAATATTTAGCGGCGGATAGTCTCTTGGAGGCCTTAGCTTTGGCTATCGCCTTCCCGGCTTTGTTGTATATTACGAGCGAATCCCCCGTAACTTTCCCCAAATTTCCAACGTATTCTTCAAGCTCTACCAAGGATTCTAGGAGATCTTCGTTAATGCGCATTTCCCGTTACTCCCTGCGTTTGTTTTCGTTAAAGCAAATGTACAACGCATTACTTGTATTGTCTTGCGTATCCCGACGAGCGGTCAACAAAAAGCCCGACACAAGCCGGGCCTTCTGGTGTTGCTTTAGCGGTTAGCCCTGAACGTGCCACTTCCTCCCGTGGAAAACTACGATTCCTTTCTTCTTCAGCGCTGTCAGACGGCGATCAATAATCCGCCACCTATCGCCGACCGGTTGAAGCTTTTTGTTCTCCTCGTCCATGTGGACATCCAAGGCGCTAAAGGTGTTATAGCCTTCTCGAATCGACTTCAAGAGTTTTTCGTCATACTCCGTATAGTCGATGCGCTTCATGCCAGGTCTTCCGCGTCAGCGCCGTCTGCGATCTCCTCGAAGTCGCTAGCATCCGCCGAGGTGCCTCCACCGGAGAACGCTTCGCCGTCCTTGACGAACTGGATGCCTTGGAGCTGAGCGTTGATGCGCTTGCCGTAGCTGTTGTCCTGGGCCCAGATGTCGACGATCACGTTTACAAAGCTGCCCGAGTACGGCTTGCCGTCTTGTGCGGTCAGCGGCGAGCGGTCGCGGTCGACCACGGTAGGACGGACAGTGTTGTAGGCGTTGAAGAACAGATTGCCCTCGTAGCCAGCCAGGGAGGCTTTGCTGTCACCGTTGTGGACGAGCAGCTTTCCGCCTGCGGTCAGCTCTTTCTTCACCGCCGGCCACTTGGCGCCCCACTTGGCTTTGCCGACTTCTTCGATCACCGCGTCGAGTGCCGGGATTCCTTTGTGGTCAGGTTCGAACAGGAAGGCTGCGGAGAACTGCTCCTTACCTTGCTCGTTGGCTTTGGCGGTGAAGATGTTCGGGAAGGAAATGCGCGCGTCTTGGAAAGTATGTTTCATGGTAAATCCTCAGTATCAGTTTAGGTTTGAATTACACGAGATCGTCGAAGTTATCTTCGGCGACGGATTGTTCTGCAGCTTTTGATGCTTCGTAACGGTCGAAAACTTCTTTGACATCTTCTTCAGTCAGAACCTCGAAGCTGTCGGCAATCGCCATACTCAAAGCGGGACGCTTGTCGCTGGCCGGTGCTACGGATGGCTTGCCATCGCTACGGCCAATCAATGGCTGCAGTTTGTTCCACTTGCGTGGGTTCGCTTCCTTCAAGACCTTCTCCGCCGTTGTGGGGCTGATCAGCTTGAAGTCGTACATTTGGTCGACCTTCAACCGCATCGCCTTCAGCGCGGCTTCAGCTTCCTCCTCGCTGGTCCAACTACGCGCTCCCTGCCGACCTTCGACCAGCTTGTATCGGGCATCGGTGAACTTACCTGCCAGGAGACGCCGCTCAACCTCAGCACGTACCGCTTTGGCAAAGCCTTCGATCATATCGGCCGCGTCCATCAGGGTCGCCAAGCGCTCATCCGATGCGTCGGGCAACTTGGCTTCCGCCGCTTCAAGACTTGGCCGAATGTTCGGCTTTTTGACGGTGAAGCAGGCAGCGATATGGTTCTGCGCACCGTCGTCGATCTCGTGCTGAAATGTAATCGCCGCGGGCTTCACGTCGAATGCTTGAGCCAACAGCTTTTCAGCCTGCGGCATTTCTACTTTGATGAAGCCTTTGTCGAGATCGACGAACTCGCCGACGATTAGCTCCATGGTGAAAGCAGTTCGCTCAGGACAGGTCGCGGACGCTTTGCAGAATCGGCACTGCTTGTCGCCTGGCACTGCTGTCAAACCTTCAGGACCGGCCAGGATGTGCTTGGACGTTTGGCGGATCTGTTCAATACGCTCGTTCATCTCGGCAACCGACAACTTCCAAACGTCGAAGTGGTTGAGACGGGGTTGCAGGATGTGCAGCTCTACATGCTCGATCTCGCCAAGCGCGTCGAAGTCCGCTACCGCTGAAGCACCGTAGATCAGCAACTGCTCGTTGCCTTCTGCGAAGACCTGGACGCCTCTTCCATATTTCAAATCGGCAATTATTGCCGTATCGCCTTTGATGATTACCGTATCGCTGGTGCCGGTAGCGCCTTCTTCGCCGGTGATGAACTCAATCGACAACACTTGTTCCGGGTACACAGTAGCGCCATCAGCCAGCGAGTAGATCACGTCCAGGGTCTTCTGTATCTCATGGATCATGTCGAGCCCGACCGGGTAAGCACCGGACGTGTGGAACTCGGCGTTACCATTTTCCACTTTGATTCGCAGACCTTGAAAAGCTTTTGCTTCGTTTTGCTGTGTCAAGCATTGCTCAAGCAGGAAGTGCGCTGCTGTACCTTCGTCAGAAGCATCGTTACCCATATCGGGGAACTCCTTTTCCCGCCACGGCTTCACATTACAAAGCATCGCGGCAGGCGCGCCGGACGGCGCGAAGAATGCATGGGCCATGGCTTACGCCTCCAGTGCCTGCAGATCGGCGTAGACGGCTTCCAGCTTCGCCTGGTCGTTCACGGTGCTGAAGTCGTCTTCCTTGTCCAGCAGGACTTTCAAGTTGGCAATACCGTGCTTAGCGTTCAGCGCCTTGATCGAGTCACGCTGCGTCGGGGCCAGTTTGAGCACCAGTGCGCGGACAGTTTCGTAAGGGACTGCTGCCGGTTCTTCGATAACGGCATCTCCTTTTTCGTCGGTGACCACAACGCCAACCTTCGGCTCTTCTTTCTTTTCTTCCTGCTTAACCTTCTCGACTTTCTCCACCTTCGGCTTTTCAGCAGTAGGCGTACGGCCGGCCAGGGAGAGGGTCAGCAGCTTGACGGCTTCGGTGTTCGCGAGCAGCGCTTCGGTATGGGCTTGGATCAGGGTTTCGATCGACATGTTGCAAGTTCCTTTTTGGTTAAGGTGTGCCGCAGATGGTAGAGAGCGGCACAAGGTATGTCAAGTGGTTTAGTTGCTAATACTTGTAGCTATTTACCGAGGGCTTTGGCTAAGGCGCCGTCGATCTTGGCGAACAGGTCGGTATACAACTCGCGGCCCGTGTAGAACCCTCCGTGAAAAGTACTCTTTACGTCTTCCAATTTCTTGGAAGCGGCGGCCAGGGCTTCTAATAGTTCCGGCGCAGCGGCGATGAGCTTCGCGTTTTCCTCGTGCGGCTGGCCATTCGTTCCGTAGACCGAACACACAACGTTAGAACTATTCCTCTCCGGCGAGGAATTAATGTAGCCGCCCATGGTGTGTTGTGAACCAGATGGGCCGTGATGGAACCACGGTCCTGGTGTGCCTTTAAATTCATTCATCGTCCTTCTCCTTTCACGTTATGGATGCAGTACCACCCATTCGAGGGGCTGGAACTGCCTTTGCGGTGGGTGCCGTTGTCGAACGGAAAGCCCGAACACTGGCAGCCGTATTTCTTGTGTTCAACCTTGAGCCTGTAAACGTCTACCCGGTACGTGCCGCCGCAGTCGCAATGCACGATCGGCTCTATACCTTTTGCTCGTGCTTCCCGGCATGCTTTGCACTTGCAACCGTTGCGCATGTTCTCGGGTAGCTGCGTAAACGTTCTGCGGCCATCGCAAGACCTACAGCGGCATGGGAAGCGGTTCATTCCCAACGCAGTCCGAGCCATTCTTCTGGAGTACCGCAGTTGAAACCCTCTTCGGTAACTGTGGAGTCGTCCAAAGTTTGCAGGAACGCGTCAACCTGTCGGGCTTGCTGGAGCTGCCATTCCAATTTCGAAAGCTGTACGGCTTTGCGTCGGCGAAACGAGAACACTGCGTCCTTCAGATTAGGGCTGAAGCGCTTCGGGTATTTCTTCGGTGTCCATTTGCGATTGTGCTTAATGATGCTCTGGCACCACCGGTCTTCACGCCCGATGTAGTCGGAGTAATACTCGCTGACGATCCAGTAGCCGCACGGCGTTTCACTGCTTACGTACCATTTTCGAACATCGACTATTACACCTGTGCTGTCCGCAAAATCACGTAAATGGTAGTGAACCGGTCCCTTATTCATCAGATTTCTTCCTTTATCAGTTCAGTACGCAGGATGTGAACATCGCGCGGCGCGGTGAAATTCAGCTTTGCATGGCCTTTGGCGAGGTCAACGACGCAGACTGATACGCCCTCGGCAATTTGCATGGAGTCGCGGAACCGGACGCGTTCCACCTGGAGGGTGGACAGCAAACGGAATTTGCAGAAGCCGCCGGTCACATCGAGGATCTCGACGTATTCCGTTTTGTCGCCGATCAGAAGACGAACGGACTGGCCGGCTTTACGGGTCAACACGAGATTTGTCATACGTCATCCTCGACGATTTCGAATTTGCGATAGCCGGCGTCAAGCAGAACCTTAGCTACTGAAAGCCAGCAATCTTTGCTGCGGTCGCGGTGTCCCGTGGCTATAAACGCCAGTTCTTCGGCATCCTTCTCGCGTTGCAATTCCGCTTTTCGCTCTTTAGATATCGGGCCTAGAGTCTTAGCAGAAGCCCCGTAATATCCGCCGTCATACCGAACTACGGCAACAGGTACACCATCCAGGGTATCGAGCGCTACGCACGTAGCGAACTGCCAATTGTCAGTGGATAGCCAGAATTCGCATTCAGCGCCAACCGGCGGCAAACCTTTTCCATCCCAATCAATATTCATTTCCCGAACCCCTTCCGAATCATTGAGTCGACTTTGCGAACAGACACGATCATGTCGATCTGCCGCTTCTTGTCCTTCTTGACGCCTACGACGACATCGTCTTCGTTAAGCGCGTACCCGGTCTGTGTGATCCAGTGCCCGGGGCGCCATGGTGCCAGGTCAGTTACAGGTGGCTGAAGCATGTTGGGACTCCCTTATGCGAAATAGAAGCCGATCAGGATCAGCAGGAGGAGGCTCAGGAACATGAAGTCGGCGTCGTCCATTACGGCCTCTCCTCCCAGTTAAGGGCGTAGGTCTGCTCAGTCTTTGGGATCAGCGCGTTGACCGCTAGACGGACTGCCATACCACTGATTGGGTCGCCAAGCGATGCCAGCAATTCGTTGTCGCCATGTACTAGGTCGGCTACGCCTTCAAGGGTAACTCCGCTGCGCTCGCACGCTTCCAGCGACTCGGCCAGGGTTAGTAATGCTTCAGCCTGTGCGCGGGTGATCATTTCTTACCCCACTTCGCTTTGTACTGTTCCACAAACTCTGCCGGGAACTCAGAGCGCCATCCACACATACATTCGAATTGCCCGTGGTACCACGTAGTGCGAGGCCATCCGAAGCTGCAGCGATCTTTGCCGCAATAAGGCGTGTATCCCTCACGCGACATTAGGTTTTCTCGTACTTGGCTCACGGCTTGCGTACTCCTAGCAGTTGTTCGGGGACGACGCGCATGGTGGTAGGCCCTACGATCACGTCGTAGCTCTTCTCAGCGACCTTCACGACACGCGCCAGGCACTTGTGGTACTCGCTCTGCGTGTCATTAATGCGAACGGTCTGATTGGGTTTGAAGCGGTTCATCAGAATTGCCCGTTTTGGTAGGGCGCTTGGTAGCCCATTTCGTGGAGCTGATCAGTTAGCCCGCGGTCGAATTCATGGTCAGTCTTATTGACGTTAAATCCGCCGCCGGCCATATTCCAAAGATGATCCGCTTCGCGGGACTTATCCTCGGCTTTTGCTATTTCTTCTCGCGCTACCCGGCGCCCGTTCTCGTATGCTTCCGCTGGGGTCGGACCCTTGAACCACTTGATCAATCGGCTGAACATCATCCTTCTCCTATCTGCATTTGTGTGACGCCACTATACAACATGAAACTTGCGATTGCTTGTAGGTCCGACGAACGGTTAGGGTTTCAGATAAGGGTCGTTTCGGTAGTCGATATCCGGGCTGTGCGCAGCGGAGTAATGGAGTTCGTAGCTCTTGGAGCAGCCGCGGAACTCAATCGTTACCTTTTCAGGGAATCCTACTAACCCTCTCGACCGTAGGATGCCGGTCATTGTGCGATAGCATTCCTGTGGGATGGATGGGCCTGTATGCGCTTCGTCAACGTCGAGAGCGTCACGGTAAAGCTGCAGCTCCCTTTCGTTTAGCTCGATGGTTCGCATTTCTTCCTATCTCCTCGATTTGAATTCACAAGGGGCTTCTGACCGTCCTTCAACGGCCAGGGCGATTCGGTATGGCAATCCGGGCAGTGGATAATGCGTAGGCTGCTCATACGTATCACGTCCGGGTTACCGCACTTTGGGCATTGGAGGGTCATTTGGGCAGACTACCGTTGCCGTCGCACGCTTTGCATAGGGTGCTAGGCGCTTCGTCGATACCGGTACTGACAGAGCCCCAGCCGTCGCATACAGGGCAGTCTTTAGGAGGTGCCTCTTCATCTGGAGCCGCAGGTAAAGGCATCCAGTGAGTTACCGAGTCACCGGAATTAAGCACCTGATGCCAAGCGGTGTCGTATTCAGGATCGTCACGCAATTCGTACCAGCCCGTAACGTAGATGCGGCCCTCGTCGTCTGCATCGTCCTCCTCGCTGTAAAGCTCTTTGTTCTGCAGAAAGCTGGCTGCAAAAACGTAGGTCTTTCCGCTTGCCCTCTTCACGGCCAAGATAACTTCGGTGTCCGTGTCATCTTTCGCTTCCGGCAGCCTGTCGCTGCATTTAATCCACTGGCTCACGCTATAAATCCTCCTGGCATGGTTTTCACGTATCGCTGTGCCGCCGGCTCGTGCATCTGACCTTTGGCGCAGTCGCTGGTGTTGACTTTGGACATCTTGGGTTTCTTAGGCTTGGGCATCGGGGTTACTCCGGAGCAGTTTCAAGCAAGCAGGACAGGTGACGAGTTTCAGATCGGTAGAGGAGCTAATCGAATTCGCCCCGCATTGCCCTCTCATATACGTCACCCCGTCCCTAGGGTAGTGGACAACCGGCTTCACCGGCTGAAGTCGCAGCGATGGTTCAGGATCGCGTTGTCGGCGGCGTTTGCTTTCTCGCAGAGATCACGAACAACCTGCATTGCTGCTTCCCATTCGCTGGTGCCGAAGGTCAGCGCGTTTACTGCTGCGCGAGCTGCTTTCAGTGCTTTGTCTTGGGCTTTGAAGTTGTTCATTTCCGTATTCCCTTTGGTTGTTTGCTTTCGATGAGTTCAATATACAAGCTGCGGCTTGTGATGTCTAGTGTTATTTTCTTACCGTTAGTCCGGGCGCACCTTGGGCCGTGTCGCAACTTTATACAAGCTTGCATGCGTTGTATCAAGTGTTGTATGGTGGCGCCATTCACAAACGAGGTAAGAGAAATGTCCGAAAAACGTACCGCCGAGGAGTTGGCTTTCCGTGACGCAGCAGCGCTCGCGGCGATGACTCAGCTTATTAACCAAGAGCCCTTCTGTCTGAAGGCACGTACTCCGCAAATGCAGGACGTAGTATTCATGGCGCTCGCTTCAGCCGCCTTCCGCGTGGCAGAAGGAATGCTTTGGGCTCGTAAAGAAGAATTTTTGAAGTCGCAGGAGAAGAACTGATGGACAAGCGCCTTAAAGCACTGACCGAACAAATGATCAAAGATGGCGCCCCCGGCGGTCTGCTCAACGCTGTAATGGCGGCTAAGCGTTACAGCGGCATTCTGCACGCCATCGTTAAGGCCGGCGGATTCTCGCAGCTTGCCCGCGACGTAGGTGTGACCTACCAGGCTGTCCAGCAGTGGCACTCGCAGGGTTACGTTCCTCTGACCCGCGTTACTGAGCTGGAATCGCTTTACGGCGTGCCGCGTAATGAACTGATGAATCCTAAATACGCTGCGGCCCTGGCTGATCCTAGCTTCTCGTCTGACGTATAAGCCGTGGGTGCCTCGAAGATGGCAAAGAAATTTGAGAACCTGCAGGCACCTGATGCCATGCGGGATTTGAAGGGCTGGCTTGTCTGGAGGTGGGTTCGTAAACCCGGTCGTCCAAAAGCCGCCAAAATGCCTTACTACGTTACGGGGATTGTCCGAAAATACACCCATTGCTCAGATGAAGACCGGGCTTTGCTCGTTACTTTCGAAGAGGCCAAAGCCGCAGCGGAGAAGCACGACTTTGCCGGGGTTGGCTTCGCCTTGATGCCTGAGTTCGGCATAACCGCCCTGGACTTCGACGACTGCGTGATCGATGGCAAGGTAGACACTCTGGTCGAAGAGCTGACCGAAGGCTCCTATGCTGAGTACAGCCCATCAGGTAACGGTATCCGTGCTTTCTTCGCCGGTGTGATCCCCGACGACAAGGACAGCCCGCCCCGTAACCCGGACCACAAATTCGGGTATGAGGTTTTCCATTCAAAGGGCTTCGTTACGTTCACAGGCAACGTCACCGACCTGACAGAGCTGATGGGTGATCAGAATACCCTGGCGCCTGTTAAGGAGATCCACCGCGCTTATAGTCTTAAACGTTTCCTGCGCGTCAAAGAGCTGCGCGACAAATACGAAGGCGATGGCAAACCTCCTCTCCCGCTTTCGCCTGAGCAGGTAACAGAACTGCTGCACAAGCTGCCAGAAGATCTAGGGTACGAAGACTGGCGCAACGTAGGCATGGCCGTCCACCACCAGACCTACGGTGACGGGTTCGACCTCTGGGACGACTGGTCGGCGCATTCCTCTAAGTACGGCGGCATGGAGTTCGGCAAAGCACGTTGGGATTCCTTCGGGATCAACACGACCGCCGAGTATACGACCATGGGCACCGTCTTAAAGATGATCCGTGACGCTGGCGGCGAAACAGGATTGGAGACGGCTTCTGCGGACGAGTTCGAAGTCCTGCCGATGCCACAAGGCGGCAAGTTCAAGATAACCTCCGACGACGATTTCGCGGCGCAGGAATCAAACCTTAAGTGGTTGGTGAAGGGCTTCTTGCCCAAGGCTAATCTCGGAGTGCTCTTCGGTGAATCAGGTTCCGGTAAGTCCTTCGCCATGCTGGATCTGAGTGCCGCTATCTGCCGCGGCTTGGAGTTCTGGAACGGTCACCGGGTATCCAAGGGTCGCGTCCTCTACGTGGTCGCTGAAGGCGTCTCAGGCTTTCGGCAGCGTATCAAGGCGTACTGTCACCAACAGGCTATCCCCCGCATTGGTATGGACGTGATTTACGACATCACGCCGAACCTGACCAACGTGGCGCAGATCACTGACCTTATTAGCGAGATCCGGCAGCGTGAGCCGTACGACCTTATCGTAATGGACACCTTCGCCCAGGTGATGTCTGGCGCCGATGAGAACAACGGAATGGACGTTGGTATAGCCTTGGCCGAGTGCAAGCGCATCGCCCGCCGCTGCGACGCCATGGTTCTTCTGGTGCACCACAGTGGTAAGGACGCCTCGAAGGGTTCACGGGGCCACTCGAGCATCAAGGCGGCCTGTGACGTGGAGATAAAGGTGGAACGCAGCAACGACACCCGCAGCATCACTACCAGTAAGATGAAGGATGGCGTTGAAGGTGTAGGCTACCTATTCAAGCTACATACCGTGGTCCTAGGGGAAGACGAGGACGGCGACGATATCACTAGTTGTATCGTCGAATTCACAGGCGCCGGACAGGCGAAACCAGAGTATAAAAAGAAGACCGGAGCTAACGAACTGGCTTTTCTGGACGCGCTTCACAACGTCTTCGGCCTATCAGACGAGAAAGCAGGGGTCGAAACGGCCAGGGTTCAAGCTGAATTCTGCGCGCAGTTCGATCCTAGCAAGCGGCAGAGTTACAAAAATCAGGCTTTTAAACGCGCAATGGAAACGCTTTTGGAGAAAGGCGCTATTTTTGAGGAAAACGGCAGCCTTTTCTTATCCGCAGAAAATGCAGAATGATTAAGGTTGCATTGCAAATAGGGTTGCAAATTGCTTATTTGCAACTCGGTTAAGGTTGCATTGCACACACTCCCCTTTAGGGGTGTGCAACGTGCAACCCTGTTTTCGAGCAACGCAATACTGAAGGTGCAAGAAATGCAGAATCAGAAGATTGAACATAAACCCGCAAGAATTGCGCGTAATGCAGATCACGACCACTGGCCGAGACGCCTTCCACTGGTTCGCGGTTTACGGGTACGCTGAACACTGAAGCCGGAATACCGGCATCGCCTCACCACATGGAGCGGAACCCATGGCATGTTCCGGATGCGCTCGACGTCGGGCGAAACTCAAAAAACTATTGGACTTAGCCAATGAACGATTCGAAGAACTCAAGCAACGGATTACTGGTACTGAAACTCAGCGGGATGGTGTCGGACAAGAAACTCGACGAGCTGACGGAAGTGATTCGCCCGACTGCTGACGCACTGGGCGTTGAGCCTATGGTTCTGCCAGCAGGCGTAGACGTGGAGCTGCAAACAGGGCACCACGCTTTGCTGGAGCGCGTATGCGTGGCGCTAGAGGAGATAGCCGCCCAAGGACGCATGCCAGAGGTTAACGCGGCTGAGATCGCACCACAGGCTCTTAACGCTAGGCCAACAGGGTTGAACTCACGATGAGCGCTATGGGCGAAGACTGGACACCAGAAGAGTGGGCCTCTTGGGCTAAGTCGATGGAAGGCAGCACGTGGCTTCTTGAGAAAGGCGAGAAGGTAGTTACGCCCCCGCCCCCTACGCCTGGGCAGAAGGCGCGCTTCGAGGCGTTCATGCAGGCGCTGAGCGAGGAGCATGGAGCCCAGTCCGATGGCTAAGTCCCGCGTCACCATGCAGCCCACCCGAGCGCGTGAGGTCAGTACGCAGTCCGTGCAGATGCTGAACCCCGACGCATGGCGTGAAGGGCTGACCACAGCGCAGCGTGGGTACGGGTACAGATGGCAGAAGGCGAGGCTCGGTCACCTCGCCAAGTTCCCCTTGTGCTGGTACTGCCAACAGGAAGGACGCGTGACAGCGGCCAACGTGGTCGACCACAGCGTCCCGCATCGAGGCGATCAGAAGATCTTCTGGGATAAGGCCCTGTGGAGATCGAGCTGCTTACCCTGCCACTCGGCTAAGACAGCACGCGAGGAAGGCGGCATAGGCGCTCAACGCAAAGGCTAGACCAATGACACGCAACTAAATGCCCTCTATTCGAGGGCTTTTTAATGCGCGCGATTCGCGGGTTGGAATGGGCTCAACCGCTCTAGCTCGGGCCTCGGGGGCCATGCCATATCCGCAGATCCTGCGTAC